ATCCAATTGACCCTCCGCATGGGCATGTATGATTTCAGTTCGAGCAATCATCCTGGCACGAGTGCGGGACAAAGAACCAATTACTTTTTGCATCTCACGAGCTATTTTTAATGGCCCCCACCCATACAATAAACCCATAGATAGTTGGTGGCTGATTTGTTGGCTCATTGTAGCTGTAACACCTTTCAATTCATCAAAAGCTCGTAAAGCCAACAATTCTACTTTACTCATTTTCATTGGTTTACCAAAAGCAGTCATCAAAAATTGTTGACGGCTTCCTGCATACCAATCCGGTGATTTAGCCAATGACTTTTTGTTCGCATCTGTGTATGCACGTAAAACACCTTTTCGATATGCAGAATCTACATACTCATATGTCCAAGGCTGACCGGGGACACCCGCTCCTTCCACAACAAGAATACCAGTATCAATTTGAGTTTGCAACCATTTATGAAAGGCTTCAACCTTGCTGGCATCCGAACCAAAAGCATATTGTCCTTGTGCTGCTTGAAATACCAATGGTTTACTATGAGCCAAACCAAACGCATCGTCATCAATAATCAACTTAAATAATTGATTTTTTAACCAAACAAATCGCTCATTCATTTTGGCTAAAAATTGGCGTCGTAACAATCCTGTTCGGCTTGGATCAATATGTCTGACTTTTAATTGTTTAAGCATCTGCATTCCTTATTATAAACTTCCTTGCAAACGTGCTACAGAAAATTCAATAAATTCTTCTTCAGACAAATTCTCAGCAAGCCATCCTCTCCCAATCATAACAGATGGATACATATGGCGTTTTCTTCTTCCTATCTTTTTATGTGCTGGTTCCAACTTTGGTGATATATTACCATCAATCAAAACAATAGGTATTTCATTCCCTATTCGAAGAGACATCCGAATGTTATCCAACCCATCTTTCATTTGTTAATACCATCGTCCACTATGTAATCTGATAGTTCCGTGTCTTCCTCTTTTATTATACCCTATCCATCTTCCTAAAATACAGAATTTCAAAAAAATAAAAGCAGAGGCTCATTGCGGGGGATGAACTAAACACTTGGTGAACCTCTGCAAATTCATTTTATTCAGTGGGGGGTTCATTTCCTTGTCCCGGTTTGGGTTCCGGTTCCGGGCTTAAATCCCCTTCATACTTCTCTTGTTCTTTCAAAATATTTTCCGCTTCCGAATCCGACATCTTATGTATTATTGTAAAAAATTGTCTCGGTGGGATAAGAGCATCCACACCACCTTCAACATACTTAGCAAAGGATTCTGTTCTATTCAATGCTATCTTAGCAACATCATCGTCTGTTGAAGCATTCAAATCTGGCCACTCAACACTGTATGGTTCTTTTGGTTCTGGCAAACAACCCAAAGCAATTAAACGATTGATAAATGGACGGATAAGCATTGGCGTGATATATCCATTTTGTCGTTTGGCCACGCGACCATTCCAAGTACGTTTATCTTGTACTGAAGCCAATTTTGCTTCTTCTGATCCCAATAATACTCGATAGGGAACACCCAAACTTACAGCCACTAATTTCAAGTGAACATCTACATGCCCTGTCGGGTCAGCTACCTGGGGAGTAAGACTTTTGGTTGTCACCCCTGTTAAAGCCAACCATCGTTGAAGTCCCTGACTCCAAAGAAGCATTTGCTCCTTCACACTCTCAGCATCTATTTCTGCCCCCATCGCAATAGCTTCTGGAGTTAATTCAAAAGCGTAACCCGGAAAGCCACCTTTCCAAAACATTTCCGCACTACTCCCACTTACTTTCTTCACATCATAAAGATTGTCGAAAAGGCATTGCAAACGGGAAATACCATAAACTTCGCTACACTCTCGATTGTCAGCTACATGAACTACGCGGGTCCAATGAATATCATAGGGTACAGTAATAGGAGAAGGACCGGCTTGTTGATATTGAATCTTATATGATGTTGGCATCCCAAAACGAGGACTGGTAAGGTCAGTTTCCGATGAATTTACTGTCAACACAGATTCATCGAAAGCTCGCAAATATAAAAGTTTTCGTTTGGTAGTTGATATAACTTCTCCTGTTTTTGGATTGATTCCATCCACCGGGTCAGACAACCTTTTTCCATCATCCAATCCCAAAAGCAAAATCCCATAAGCTCCAATACCACTAAGAATATCTATCCGGTGAAGATAGGAATACAAATTTAATTGAGTTTGTAAAAGTTTCCATTCTTTCTCAAATTCCGTATCTTCCGGGGCTTCGGATTCAAAGATTTCCGGGAAGGATTGCCAACACTCATCAGGCCATATTTGTACGGCACGTTTGGCTAATCCCATTCTGTCATAATATGCTCTATATTCTTTGATAGTCAATGTGGGTAAATAACCACAAGCATTATCCAAATCTGTTTATGCATTAAATATCCTGTTTAACACATCCCGACTCAATGTCATCGCATCATTACAAATCATAGAGGATAATGTGCTAAATTGCTCATTTGTCATCATCGCTTTAGACATTGATTTCTTTATTGTTGATTTTGTAGCCATAAATTATCCTTTCAGATTTCTATCATGCAACATTTCTTGAATTTCTTTTTGCTTCCACAAGGACATAAATCATTACGTCCAATTCGATTTCGTTTTAGTTGTTCTGGTGTAGGAATAAATGTATCTGGAATTCGTTTGATTATGTTATTCACGGTTTCCCACTCTCCTTCCAGAACACGTCGCCTTTGTCTTGCTTGTTCTTCTGTCAATAATTCCCCGGTTCTGGTGTCCATTGTCATCCTTCCTTAATTGGGTTTGTCACAAATTTGGTTTCCGTTTTTGGTTTATCATCTACTGCTATCCAACCTTTACCATCACAACCATGACAAGTTGCATCTAATTGTAATTTTCCACTTCCTTTGCACACAGGGCATTGTTCAGCGTGACTCATAGACATCCCCTTTCTAATATTTGATTGACCTGTTCCACCTTTGGGTGGTTTTGGATTTTTTACACCTTTTTCCGGTTGCATTATTTTTCCTTTCTAAATTTTCCATCCACCAGCTTTGAATATTGGTTTTGCCACAAACTTAAACGCACCGCTACTTGCATCCACTTGGTCTTTGTACTTGCTGTTTTCCAATGAGAAGAACCGCAATTCTTCTATGTATGACTTGTTCCATTCCATTCTTAACATGTACACGTTTCCCGCATTAACCTGTGTGCTATACGGGTCTGCTCGCTGGGCTTTATCGCCTGTAGGCCGGTCCATACGCACCTTGAACCCTGCCAGATTCCTTACTGTGTTCTCAGCACTCTCTTTACCGGAGCTTCCCGGTTCTTGTTCTACAGCTACCACAACCCCCCGTCCATCCAATTCCGCAGTTTGTCGAATCACTCGTTCCCTTGCTGAAGAATCCCATCGACCCCGGATTACATCGAGTAACCAAAACCGATCTTGGAAGTCTTTCCCCATAAGTACCCCAACAGAATACGCCCCAGCATCTTTTGTTCCTGCTTTGTCCCAATATCGCATTCTCATTTTCCATTTATTCGGAGCGGATGATTCAATGTTAATCCGTTCCACATGGAACATCGCACCCCCTAATGGTATAGGACTTTGCAAAAATTGTCCAGCGTAATAATATTCCCCCCTAATTCTTTCCTTTTCCAGAAAATCCATTGGGTGTCGGAATGGATCCATCAAACCATCAATGTATAATTTTCTACAACTCACAGGTTTTACATCATTTGTAATCTCCGCAGGCAGACAAATATGTTTTATCTTGTCTGGCCATTCTTTTATCATCATCCCTGTTGGATCGTTTTCATTGAGCCTTTGCATAATCACAATAATGGGAGTCACTACCGGGTCTTTTTTTCTATTCGCAATCGTTTCCTTGATAGCTATATTGGCAGCTTCACACAATGCTTCGCTTCGTCCCCCTTTGGGGTCCACAGGGTCATCAATAGTTATTAGGTGTGCATGTCGCCCCGTAATATCCCCATCAATACCCGCACAAATTCTGGCCCCTGTTTTGGTATTGATGAAATATCCTTTGGCATCTTGGTCTAATGCTACTTTGATTTCAGGAAAACATTGAAGATATTTCTCGCTTTTTACTACCGTCCTGTTTTTGCGGGACAAATCCACAGCCAACCCGTAAGTATGTGACGCACCTATGACAGAAGCATGTGGCATCCGCGTCCACATCCATGCAGGAAGCATAATGGAAACCAATGTGCTCTTGGTACTTCCGGGTGAAATGTTGATAATTAAATCGTATTCTTTGGGTTG